TAGAATTGAACACGAATAAAATTCTAGGAATTGATTTAGGACTAGTTAATACAGCAGTAATGCAAGTATTTGATATGAGTACAGAAAAATGGGATAAATTATCTTGGAATAAAAGTGTAATTAATGGTAAAGAAATATCACAGTTTAGAAATAAATTAAATGCTAGAAAAAGACAAATTCAAAAAGCTAGTAAAATAGTTGGTGATGGTAGGATAGGCCATGGTAGAAACACTAGAATGAAACCGTTTAATGATATTGGAGATAAAGTAGCAAGATTCAAAGATACATATAACCATAAAGTTAGCAAATACATAATAGAATTTGCAATTAATTCAAATGGAAAATTTAAGTGGATTTTCTGAACAGCAATCAGAGAAGTTTTTGAAGAATTGGGCATATCATGACTTACAAACAAAGATCCAATATAAATGTGAAGAAAATGGTATAAAATTTGTACTCATTGACCCAAAATACACAAGCAAAAGATGTAGTCATTGTGGATGTATTGATGATGAGAATAGAAACTGTAAAGGTAATCAAGCTAAGTTTAAATGTGTTACATGTGGACATGAAGAAAACGCGGATATAAACGCTGCTAAAAATATTAGTATTCCAATGATTGATAGTATTATTGTGGAGCAATTGAAGATGATGAGTAAGTTTAAGGATAAGAAGGTTAGTTGATTAGTTATGAATTGTATAATACATAAATAATCAAGATTAAGTTATTAACTCTTTTACAAAGGATTGATATTAATAGAAAGGTGGTGGATACTATGTCCAATTTTGTTTTAACTCTTCCGTTGCAAACTGAAAAGTTCCAAAAAGATGTTTTGGATAAGAATTTTGAGAAATGCAGAAAGGTTTATAATTCTTGCATATCAGAATTACATAAACGATATAACCATATGAGGGAATCTAAAGCATATCAGAAAAATTGTAAATATAAAGGAAAAGATCGTAATAAGATATTCAATAAACTCAATGTTGAATATAAATTAACAGAGTATTCATTACACGACTTTGTTAAACCAATGGGCAAATATTTTGGGATTGATGCTATGACTGTACAAAAGATTGCCACGAGAGCTTTTGATGCTTTTCAAGGGTTGGTATTTCATAAAGCTAAGAAAATTAAATATAAGGTATTTGGAGAATTGAATTCTATCGAAGGAAAATCTAATAAACAAGGGATTAGATTTAGAGAAAATGTTGTATTATTCTCAGGCTTGAAAATTCCAGTAATTATTAAATCTAATGATATTTATGCTCATTTGTCTTTACGGAATAAGATTAAATATTGTCGCATTAAACGTGAAACAATTAAAGGAAAGTACCATTACTATGTTCAGTTGATATTGGACGGTATCCCTCCTCAAAAGTTTGATATAAATACTGGAGAAATTAAGCATTATATCAATGATGGAATTGTAGGCTTGGATATTGGAACTCAATCAATTGGGATTTGTTCTGACACAGAAGTTAAACTTTTAGAATTAGCACCAGAAGTGCAGAATATCGAAGATCAGAAGAGAGTTTTGCAAAGGAAAATGGATAGGTCTAGACGAGCGACTAATCCTAATAAATACAATGATAATGGCACTATAAATACTAAAGATAGAAGTAAATGGATTAAATCAAAACATTACATCAAGACTCAAATGGAATTAAAAGAACTTCAACGCAAGCAAAGAGAAATACGAAAACAATCTCATAATAAACTTGCTAATTATGTCTTAACTTTAGGAAATGATATAAAAGTTGAAACTATGAGTTACAAAGGATTACAAGCAAGGACTAAGAAAACTACTAAGAACAAAAAGACAGGTAAAATAAATAAAAAGAAACGATTTGGAAAGTCTCTTGCAAATAAAGCACCATCTATGTTTTTAACAATATTGGATAATAAACTTAAATGGAACAATTTAGGATTAAAGAAAATTGACACATGGAAAGTAAAAGCTAGTCAATATAATCATATCGATGATAAGTTTATTAAGAAAGACTTAAATGAGAGATGGAACTACTTTGGAGAATTTAAAATACAGAGGGATTTGTATTCAAGTTTTCTAATTATGAATGTGAATGACGATTTAGAAACAATTAATCGAGATTTATGTTTTGAGAAGTTTAGTCAGTTTAAAGTATTACATGATATTGAAATTGAGAGATTAAAGGGATTGAATCTGCCAGTAGCTTTAAGGAATGTAATTTAGAATATATTAGTTGTCAAAAAAACAAAAGCGGTTTAGAATCGAGCCGTATGCTATCGCTAATTTCTACAATAGTAGGATTGATAGTAAAAGTCTTGTGGAAAATGATTAGTGTTTGTATGTGTAAAATGCAAATGAAATATCATACTTGCAAATGAGAGTATAAAAGAAATTCATTAGTACATAAGAACCTGCATAAACAGAGGTTCAGAGGTGAGAACTTGCAAGTTTATATAGCGTATATGAGAGTTCTTAATCAGGAGGAGAGAATTAAGAGTGGAAGAGAATATTTTTAGTGTTGAATACATATTGGAAAATGGCTTAGATAAGAGTGCTTATGGGTTTATTTACATTAGCGAATATAATGTTGATAAAATGAAATATATAGGATTGAAAATATTTGATAAGAGATGGCAGAATTATTTAGGTAGTGGGTTGTATTTTAAAAGAGCATTAAAACTTTATGGTAAAGAAAACTTTAGTAGAAAAATTTTAGCCATAGCATACTCCAAAGAAGAATTAGATGAATTGGAAATAGAATTCATTAAAAATCATAATGCAGTAGAGAGTATAGATTATTATAATTTACAATATGGTGGGCATAGTGGAAAACATTCACAAGAATCAAAAGATAAGATTAGTAATAACCATTATAATGTTAGTGGGGAAAACAATCCTAATTATGGTGTAAAAATGTTAGAAGAAACTAAACAAAAAATTAGTAAAGCCAATACTGGTAAATTAAAAGGTGGAAAATCTCCTCTTTATGGAAAACATCTTTCAGACGAAAGAAAGAAACAAATAAGTAAAGTTCATAAAGGTAAAATTATATCAGAACAATCAAAAATAAAAATGAGTAAATCAAGTAGTGGTGAAAATAATCCTTGGTATGGCAAACATCTTCCTGAAGAAATTAGAAGAAAAATAAGCGAAACTAGAAAATTAAAACAAATAGGGATAGGAGAAATGAATGGTAATGCAAAAAAGATAATTTGTGTAAATACAAAAGAAGTTTTTAACTGTATTAAAGATGCAAGTATTAAATATAAAATAAACCAATCCAACATATCTCACGTATTTTGTGGAAGATGTAAATCGGCAGGTCGTCATCCAATCACCAACGAAAAACTACAATGGCAATACTACTCAGAATACATAAAATTAAACCCACTTCCAAATGTAATATAATCGAATACATATATAAATAATTATTATATATTAAGTTTTTAAGGAGATGATAAAATTAATTATATAAATGAACTTGTCCAAGAAATAAAAAATGCAAAGACAGATGTAGAAATCGTAAATATTTTAGAAAATTTATGTAAACCAATTATTCAAATGAAAGATGCTTTAATGAATGATGTACTACCCAACGATGAAGTCACAGATCCATATGATATTGATTTAAGTTACAATGGAATATCAATTTATAAAAGTTGGTATGATTTTGAAGAAGACGAGTTAGATCAAGAGAAAATTTATCATATTGGATATGAGGAGTTTTTTAGGATGATGTTTAATATTCCAGTTAAGAGGACTTAGTAACAATTGTTGAATGGAGGTGATAAGCAATGAAATTTTTCATAACTGCATTTGTAGTGACTATTTTATTTAATATTTTCCTAAAAAATAGATTACTATCGCGTTGGAAGAAAAATGATTTTAGTGAGTAACATGCAAGATATATTAATTTAAGGAGGTGATATAAAATGGAAACTATAAAACTATCTACTGAAGAAATTATTGAAATGTTAGGAGGGATAGAAAAAGCTAAGGAATTCTTAGAGAAATATAAAGAAGAGACACATGATTAGTAAAATAATTTGTATTGTTAGGTTGAGAGGAGGTGAGAAATGTTATTATTAACCATTATTATAGTCGTCAACGTCTTTGTGCTAATAATTATGCGTAGTACAATTGAAGAACATTATCAAAATATGTATCTATCTTATGGAAGTGTCAGAAATCCTATTGTTCAGTTAGACCATAAAGAATTAGATAAGATTGATGAACTTTGTGAACAACTTAAAAGTGAAATAAAAATATCTCAAGAGGATACTGATTGGTTAATACAAAAAGTTTATTGGGTATATAGGTTAGAAGATCATGAAGGCAAAGTAAGATGTCAATAGAAATAAATAATGGGTGGCGATCCTACGCCGGAGGTAAAATATAATGAGCAAAATGTTAACTAGATTATATGTTTATGGTAAAAATGGTCTATCTATTGAGAATTTTCCAACTGATAAATATCATACATTTGGCAATAAATATATTGAGTGCTATGATTATTTTGCTAAAAATAAAGACTATTTCAATCAAGGTAATAATTCAAATGTGCCAATTGAATATATGGAACATATGGGTTTTGTAATAGAAGATATTTTTAAGGATGAAAACTGCGAAGACTTTGCTGAATTATACTCTAATGCAATTCAATGTTTATTAGATCATTGTAAACCCAAAGAAGATGATATTGAATCAGATAAACATGTATTGGATAAATCTGAAATTAAGGAGGATAGTAAGGATATGTTGGTAGATTTCTTGTTTGTTTTAGATGAAAGAATTAAG